TATAGATGATATCGAAAACTTTATCCCTTACGCAGACTTAACCAATGAAATTGTTACTGGTTGGGTTGAAGCAGTTATGGGTGAAGAAGAAGTTCAGAACTTAAAAGCTAACCTAGCAGAACAAATTGCTGACTTAATAGATCCAAAAGTCGTAACAGGCCATATCGGAAGTTAAGTGAATGGCATTAATCCCCGTAACTCCACCAGCAGGTATCGTTAAAAACGGTACTGAGTATGCTAACAAAGGTCGTTGGGTAGATGGGGATTTAGTCCGTTTTGAGAACGGCTATCTCACTCCAATCAAGGGGTGGAATAAACTCAGACAAAATCCAGTAGGCAGAATACTAAGTGGTACAGTTAGTACCACCTCTGGTAGTTTTGTTATCACTATTACTACCACTACCGCACACGGAGCGTTGGTTGGTGCAAGCATTAATCTTAATGGTTTTGCTGCAACAGGCGGTATGCCAGCTAATCAAATAAATCAAACTTATACGATTGCATCTGTACCAAGCACCACAACATTTACTATCAATACATTTCAAGCAAATGTGCCAAGCACTGCTGCTACATTAACAAGAACATCAAGTGCTTCAGAAGTTGTCTTAACAGCAACACCAACAGGAATGTACGCTTACTACGATAACAATGGTAAAAAAGTTTTAGCGGTTGGCACAAGAAATAGTATATTAATTCTTTACGAAGAAGTTTGGTATGACATTACCCCAACAGGTTTTATAGGTGATGATACTTTATCACCACTTGGTTTTGGTGCTTATCATTTTGGTCAAGAAGATTTTGGTGATGCTCGTTCACAATCAGGTTTATCTTTTGATACTACCACTTTCTCTTTTGATAACTTTGGTGAAATACTTTTATTCTGTTCACCCTCTGATGGCAAAATATATCAATGGAATCCTAATGCTCCAGCTACGATAGGTAGTGTTGTTTCAGGAGCACCAACAAACTGTGAGGGTGTGTTAGTTACCAATGAAAGACACGTTGTAGCTTTAGGAGCAGGTGGCGATCCTAGAAAGATTGCTTGGTCCTCAAGAGAAACACTAGACATTTGGACAGCAGCAGCCACCAATACAGCAGGTGATTTACAAGTACCAACAGGCGGTAGAATCTTATCAGCCTTGAAATGGCAAACAGATGTCATTATCTTTACTGACACTGGTGTTGCTAGAATGTATTACACTGGCTCTCCTTTCCTTTATGGTATTCAAGATGCTGGCACAAACTGTAAAGCTATCAGTCCTAGAGCTATCGTAACGGCTGGTGCTTTCTTAGCTTGGATGGGTGAAAACTCTTTCTTTATCTTTGATGGTTCAGTCAAAGAAATACCCTGCGAAGTACATGACTATATATATGACAATATAAACTACACTTATAGACCAACATCCTGTGCAGGTCATAACTCCAACTACAATGAAATGTGGTTCTATTTCCCAACTGGCACTTCTTTAGTACCCGATAAATATGTTATTTGGAACTATGTTGATAATGTCTGGTCCATTGGTTCAATGGATAGATCCTGTTGGATAGACCAAGGTGTTTTTGATTTACCGATTGCTTGTGATAGCAATGGTAATGTCTATGAACATGAAAGCGAGGTTGCTTTAGTAAACTCTGATTTATCTTTTCCATTACAAGTACCATTCTGTGAAACAGCTCCAATAGAAATTGGTATGGGTGATAACTATGTGCAGTGCAGTCAAGTTTTACCTGATGAAGAAGCTACGACCTTACCAGGTGTTGCTATTAGTTTTAAAGGTAGGTTTACTCCACTTGGCCCTGAAACAAACTTTGGTACATTTACATTTGATACCGATGGTTATACCGATGCGAGATTTACCGCTAGACAAGTTAAAATGAAAGTTACAGGGGATGGTTCACAACCATTCCAAGTTGGTAAGATTAGATTAGACGTTAAGAAAAGAGGTAAGAGATAATGGCTAGAAGAGCACTTCGTAAACCTCTCCTCAAGTTTGATTCTGATTATCAAAATTATTTAGTCTCTGAAATAGAATACCGAGATGGTTTATCTTTTAAGAAAGGTGAACGAATAGAAGTAGGTGGGGGAGATCAAACAGAATTAGTATTAGTAAGTCCAAATGGAACAAAATATAAAGTTAGTGTCGCAGATAACGGAACTCTCTCAGCCACAGCAACAGTCTAAAATACTAGAGCCGTGGGAGATAGAGTGGCAAAGGTGTAAGCCTTGGATAGAGAAAGCGGTCAAACATCAAGACGAATACAGTATAGAAGATGTTGAAGAAATTCTTAGGCAAGGCTTTTTTACTTTATGGCCTGGTAAAAATAGTGCTATAATAACTCAGATAGTTAATTTTCCTCAAATAAAAGCTATAAACATACATTTTGCTGGAGGAGAATTTCAAGAACTACAATCAATGTTATCCAACATTGAACAGTTTGCTAAAGATACAGGAATTAAACGTCTCTATTTAGGGGGCAGGAAAGGATGGATAAGGAAACTTAAACATCTTGGTTTTAAAAAAAATTATTTAATAAGTAAGGATATATAAAATGGCAGCAGCACTACCATACGTCACAGCAGCTACAGGGTTATATGCAGCTACTAAAGGTGGCGGTGACAAACAAACCACAACAACTCAATTAGACCCACAAACACAAGCTAGATATGAAGATTTGTATAGAAGGGCACAAGGAGTTGCAGCTTTACCTTTTACACCCTATTCAGGGCCAAGGGTTGCAGGATTTAATCCAGACCAACTAACAGGTTTTGATGCAGTAAGAAATATGTTTGGCCAATCAATGGCTAATGACCCTAGAGGTCAATTAGCTGGTATGGGCCAAGCACCATTAGATATAAATTCATTTTATAATCCATATCAAGAACAAGTTATAGATAATGCTATGTCTGACTTGAACAGAGGGAGACAATTACAAATACAATCAGATCAAGATGCAGCTATCGGCAGAGGTGCTTTTGGTGGCTCTCGTTCAGCAGTCTTAGAAGCAGAAACAAATAGAAACTTTGCAGACAGAGCAGGTAATATTGCAGCGAATTTAAGACGACAAGGTTTTGATAGTTCTGTTAATAATGCTATGGCAGATAGAAACTTCCGTTCTGGTATTAACCAAAGTTTACTAGGCGACCAATATAGAAACATAGGTTTATTATCTGGTATTGGTGGACAACAACAAGGCTTACAACAAGGAGCTATGGATGCAGGTTACAACGAATTCTTAAGAGGTCTTAACTATCCAGCACAACAACTTGGTTTATTACAGGGTGCAGTGTTTGGTATGAGACCTGGACAATCGGAAACTTCTTCTAATCAACAAGGATTATTAGGACAATTCCAGTCAGGCATTAATACCTATAACGCTGCAAATGATTTTTTTAATTTATTTAAATGAGCAATCCATACGAACAATTTAGACAAGCAATAATGGGCGGTTTACCAATCGACAATGCTGTTTCTTTTGACCAGTTTCAAGATGCTAGGCTGTCAGGTTTAGTAAACAGCCTACAACCTAACCCTCAACTAATGAATAATATGTCAAATGTTTCTCAACAAATTAATCAACAACAAATAGATAAAAATGCAAAAGAGCAAAAGCGTAAAGAAAGAAGGCAAGGATTAGAAGATATTGCTACAAGGTTTGGCATTATTAACGCCCAACAATCTGGTAATTATCAACAAGCAAATGTTATGCAAAACAATTTATTGCAAAGACAGCAAGCAAGAAAAGCTGAAGAAGAGTTTGCCCGAATGTACGCAACTTTAAATGACGATCAAAAAAGAATTGTTGACTTACAAAGAGCTGGAATTAAATTGCCAGCAAACAATCAAACTTTTGAAAGGTTTGGTGTTTACGATCTTGAAGGTAATCTTGTTAATACAGTAAATAAAAGTGATGCAACACAAATACAGTCAATAGAAAATAATCCTGATTTGATTATTGGCCAGTTGAGGTCAAGAACTAAACAGGAAACTGAACCTTTAAATATATTCAGTATTACTGATGCTGATGGTAATAGAATAAACCAAATAGCAAACCCAACAATAGAAGATATTAATAGATTGAATGAAAATAATCTTTTCATAAACAAACCACCACAAGCATCTGATCGTGGTCAGGGCGTACCAAAATTTCCTGGTTTAAATGATTTGCAAGGTCAATTTAAAGCAACCAATAAACTTGTTGTTAATATGTCTAACTTAGCTAAAAAATTTGCTGAAACTCCTGAAAGTGCCCTTGCATTGGGTAATGTTACGCAATTTGTTGATAGCATTATTAGTAATATTGATGCAACTGGCAATATGTTGAAAGGTGAAGATTATAATTCTGTTCTGCAACAAGGCTATGTTTCAAATGGTGGTAAAGATTATTCGAGTGCTATTAAAACTGTTTCTCAAGCAACTGGTATTACAGAATCAAGAGTAAGAGATTTAGCTTATTTATTTGCAGCCGCTAGAGGACAAGAAGGCAGAGGTTTGTCGGATAAAGATTATGAAAATGCTTTGACAATTGTAAGTGGTGGTGTTGGAGCTGAAGGTAAAATAAAAGTCTTAGAAGATGTTGCAAACAGGCTCACTGAAGAAGCATATGGAGATTTAAATTTTATAATAGGTCAATTACCACCTGAACTTGACCCAGCACGTTACAATCAATTACAAGGCTCTATACAACCATTCGTTGATCCTTATAACAATCAAAGTGCCGTACCTTTAAATCAAGCAGATCAAATATTAAAAGATTTAGGGTACGATTAAGATGGCACAGGCAAACGCTGAAAAAATAAAAAAAATTGATGAAGCTATTGTTTTATTGTATGGCGATGGCAAACCATCTCAAGAAAATTTAGAAAAAATTAAAATACTTGCACAAGAAAAAAAATCATTACAATCACTACCAAACATAACCCAAGCAGTTGAACCACAACCACAAACATTTGTAGATAAAGCAGTAGATTTTGGAAAATCTGTAGGCTCTGGTGTTGCTAAAGGTGCAAGTTATTTAGCTGGTTTGCCTGGTGATATAACTGAATTAGGAAATCAATTTCTGCCTGAGTTTTTAACAAAGCCAATAGTTAGAATAGATGGAAGTGGTGTAGATTTTTCTCCTGAAGGAGAAACTACAAAAATTTTTCCAACATCAAAAGATGTTCAAAATTTTATCTCAAGCAAGATCCCTCAAGCTGAAAATGTATTTGGTTATGAACCAACTACAGGAGCAGGCAAATATGCTCAAACAATATCTGAGTTCGCCACGCCTGGTATAGCTGGTAAAACAAATGCAGCTAGAAAATTTGGTACAGGTTTGGGTGCAACTTCAGGTGCTATATTTCAAACTGCTGAAGATTTATCAGGAAGTCAGGGTGTTGCAGCAGGAGTTACAATACCAACAAGCATACTTCTTGGATTATTAGCTAGACCACAAACTGCTGCTCAGTTAGCTTCTGAATCAATGAGGTCAGTAAGCCCTAAAGATATTAAAAGTGCAATAGCCATAGAACAACAAGCTAAAAAATCTGGTGTTAAATTACTTCCTGGTGAAGCCTTTGATAATAAACAAGTTCAAGACTTAACTGAAACAATAGTAAAATCTGAAAGAGGTTCGCCATTTATATATAGTGCACTCAAAGACAGAGAAAAAGCTGTAAAAAAATTTGTTGAAAAACAAGCAGATGATATTGATACAGTTCCAGAAAGCACAAGAAATCTTTTAAAATCAATACAAGAATCATCATCTAAATCTATACAAAGTGCTAAAAATACAAGAACAAGCAAATCTCAACAAGCAGGCTATGGTGTTGCAAATACAGAATTTTTAGAACCAAACCAAGTAGTACCTATAATTAACCAAGTTGACCAAGCTATACTTAGCTTACCGAATAAAAATCCAAATGTTGCAAAACTAAAACAATTAAAAGAAATGCTTACAAATGGTGATGTGCCTGAAACAAACATAAACAAACTAGACAGTACGTTTAAATTTTTTAGAGATAGTTATAGAACTAGCAAACAAGGACAACCATTAGAGCCTGGAAGGTCTATAGATACGGAGTTAGGCAATATACTTTTTAATGTAGATGAAAGTGGCATATTAAACAACTTAGATAAGGCTATGAAAACAAATGTAAATTATGCAAAAGGCAATGCAATGTACCAAGATTTATCTAATACGTTAGTAAATGTTGTAATAGATAATTTAGATCAATTATCAAAAAAAGGTTTAACACTATCTAAAATAGACAGGTTTGTATTTAACCCAGCACAAGCAAATGTAAAAGATATTAATAATACATTAGCAACATTAAATAAAACAAAACCACAAGCTACTATAGATATTGCCAACCTTTACTTCAGAAATGCACTTAACAAAGCATTTCCAGTTTCAAAAAAAGGAGAAGATTTTACAGAAGGTTTTAATTTAGTTAAATCTATTATGGGAACTAACAAGCAAAGAGAAAATTTCATGGCTGTTATTGAAAATGTCGCAAAAGCAAAAAATAAAAATCCACAAGAATTTAAAGTTGGTTTTGAAAATATGTTAAGAGTTTTACAAAGAACTGGAAAAATATCATCAATCAATAGGCCTGGTTTTGATATAGTTAATAAGGGCACAAGAACTATAGCTAAAGATTTGGCTATGATGAAAACATTTAACCCTCTTGTAAGGTTAGCAACTAAATATGGTGAATTAAAATCTGGTCGTGCCGAAGAAATTTTAGGAAAAATATTTGCTAGTGATGATGCTATTGAAAACTTAATTTTATTATCTAAAACAAACCCTGATTCAATGTTAGCAGTAAATAGAACCTTACAAGTCGTAAACGCATCTCAACAACTTAATAATCCAGATAACATCAACAACCAACAAACAATGGAATTAAATGAAAATCAAATTTCAAAAGATTTATTACCAACACCACCTGAGTTTTATTTAGACACAAGACCTGATGTAACACCTCAAGAATTTCTTAGAAATCAAGCTCCTAATTAAACAATGTAATGAAGTCAACTTATAAAGTAGGGCGGTCTGGCGAACATTTAGCTGCCTACTTCCTACTCCAATACTTTGACGAAATCTTTGAACCCAACCCAACAGCTAGATA